GCAAAAAAAAAAATACAGGAGATGAAAAATTATGGCAAGAAATTACATGAGAACAGTTAATGATATGGAACGATACTACTACGGTGCAGGCTCTTCGATGGGCTACTCCTACAGTGGTAGCGAACTATTGAAAGCAGACGCACCACTTTTGAGCACCACCGCTGGAACTTACCAAGCAATCTACGGTCGCAAAGTTTGGTCGCAATTAAACCAAGAGTTCAACGCATTCAGTATTCTACCTAAGAAACCTTGGGACCGCAGTGGATGGCGTGTTGTCACCGCAAAGCCTTCTAAGACAGTTGGCGGCGGGATTGCAGAAAACGGAACTCTTCCGGACACCACCAAACCTACCTTCCAAAATGTGGCCGCAAAGCCAAAGACAATCGCACACTCGTTCGATATGTCCGAAACAGCAATTTTCCTTAACGACAAGGACGATGGACTTGGCGACATTCGCTCAGTCTTGAAAGAAGAAATGGGTAAGCATCACGCAGAGCACATCAACGATATGCTCACTACTGATGTTACAACTGTTGCAGGAAACGACATCGAGTCTCTTGACCGAATCACTACTGGAAACAACAGCATGACCTCCGGAACTCACTACGATGCGGCTGATGAAGACATTTACTCCATCGACCGCAGTGCAAACACATGGGCTTTCGCAGAAGACTCTGCTGACAGTGCTTCTACCAATAGAACGCTTTCACTCGACCACTTGGATGAGACTTTCCGTCTCGTTTGGGAAAGAGGAGGTAACCCGAAAGTTATGCTTACTGGGTATGATACCTTGATGCGTATTCAACAACTTCTACAGTCGCAACAGCGATTCATGGAAGAAAAGAGAGTCGTCCCTACCTTCAACGGTGTTAAGGGCGTTCCCGGTGTTGAGGCTGGTTTCATCGTTGCAACATACAACGGTGTCCCAATCATCCCAACCAAGGAGATGTCAAGCGACGGTATCAGCAGAATCTACATGCTCGACACCGACTACACATACTTCTCTACTGCAAAACCAACTCAATACTTTGAAAGCGGAATTGAAACTGGCGACCCGTTCGCTGTCAACCGCCTCGGACAAGAGGGACTTTACCGAACAATGGGTGAAGTTTGGACAACATTCTTTGGAGGTCAAGGTTCAATCCGTGACCTTAAGTGAGGACAAAAATAAAATACAGGAGATGAAAAATTATGGCGGCAATAACACACAGACAGATTACATACACAACCAGCAATGGGGCACCAACTATCAATGTTGACCTACCTCTATGGGCAGGTAGCGACCAAGACGAAACTCTTTGGCTAAAGGGTAACAGCACTGACGCTTACCCCGGAAACCTTTCGGGCTTCACAGCGACCAACTCTCAAGTTGCAGAGCGCAGACAACCTCGTTTGGTTAGTATGCACATAGCATCCGGTATGGCAGACACGAACACACTAACACTATCCGGTGAATGCAGTAAAATCCTATCTTGCATCGCACAGAGAGCCGACGCAACAGCAAACATTGCGATTGTAAAGACCAGCGATTTGGTCTTGACCTTCGACATGGAAGCAACTGCTGACGGAACCACTGACGATTTAACTGCAATGGAACTTTGGCTACTCGTGGTTTGAGGTGAATAACCTTGCCTACAGTAACATACTTGGGACCTACCGTCTATCGAAAGAGACCGGACATCAAGGACTCTTGGACTCGCAAAGAACCCGTTGAAGTCAGTCAAGAATGGCTGGACACTCATCGGGTAGCAGTTTGCTCCAATCCAACAGCATTCCTTGTCGAAGGCGACGAAAAGACAGCAATCACAGTAGACGCAGAAAGCGACGGTATTCCCGACGCTGGCTGGACAAAAAAAGACATCAGTGCTTGGTTGACCGAGCGAGGTGTTGAATATGGTGGCTACGCTACAAAGGCTAAGTTATTGACAATGGTCGAGGAAACTCTAAAGCCTATGGTCGATGAGCCAGTAGCAGTGCCCGAACCAGTCGAAGAGCCGGTAGAGGCAGAACAATCAACAATAAAAGGAGATGAAGAATAATGGCGGCAGGAAATACAAAAGACACACGAGTCCATGTAATGGGCGATATGACTATGATTACAGGAACTTTCACTGATGGTGGAACTGATGTATCATATGCTAACCAACTTTCAACAGTCTTTGCGGCTGGCGGACATGTTACCAGCCTATACAATACAGGGGTTGCACTCAATGACGGCGACGGAATGGCGGTAGGAGACACTGCTATGGTCGTAGATACTGTCGATGTAAGGCTACACTTCAATGTAGGAGAGACAATCTATGCAGGGGATGGACAAATTGTCGGCGTTATCACAGCAATTGCAAGTGGAACAGCCTTGACTATTGGTGCTGGAGTAAAAATACTCGTACCGAACAATGACGAATTACACAAAATAGGACCAAACACAGGTGCAGTAACTTTGACTGACGGAAACCTTTCGGTTTCTATTGACGAAACCAACGAGAAAGTTGTTTTCGGAAACGGTAACTTGGGTGCGGCAAGCACTGCACATACTCAAGACGGTCGCTGGTGGATTCTCGGACAACGCTGAGGTGATTCGCCTTGGCATTACTTAGTGGCTATGGAAACCGAGTCATCGGTCCTTACAGCCCTCAATCAATGTCCGATGGAACAGCGACTGCGCTTATTCAAGCAGACATCCGAGCCACAGGTGGCACAGGTGTTCTTGGAGTTGCGGCGGCGAATACCACTGCTTTAATCAGCATTGAACCATTCACTTCGCTTGGTAATCATTACTTCTTACTTACCTACACAGTTTGAGGTGAGTAAGTATGCAAGGATTCGGTAGCCTCGGACTTGACGACATCGCTCGACTACAGAAGCGTGGCATTCGCCTTAACGAATCATACGGTGCTTCGGTAAGAACCAACGAGGATAAACCTCTGTCGGGTGTCACTGTCAAACAAAGAAACCGCAATAAGAACGCTGGTGATGTGCTGAACATTGGTTCGGGCACACGCTGTAAGAATTGCGGTATGCTATACTTTTGCTGGGTCGATACATGCAGGACATGTAAGAAACCAGTTGACTTTAATCTCGGTAAGAAAGAGCAATAGAGTTATCACGAAGACCCCTTATGGGATGAATAGGAGGAGAGGTCATGCCAACAGTATTCAGTCCCGGTGAGCCCGAAACTCGACCTCTTGACCCCACTGCTGTCGTGTATACGACTGGCGACAAAGTGGCGCAACTTCTTGGCATTGCGGCAGGAGAACCTGTCCTTGGTGCGGCAAACGCAACCTCCGATGGCTTCTACATCACAGGTACAGACCTGCGAGAACATGGCTTTGAGAGCGGTGACACTATATTTGTCTACAGCGACCTCGACCCGCTCGGTACTGAGTTTACTATCGGCACACCTGTAGTTGCAGAGATTAGTGGCGTAAAGTATGTCAAGTTACCAGCAAGTAACACCCATGCGAATTATACAACTGCCGCAAACACAGAGATACAGAACCTCACCATATTCACCAACGGTAAGAGTCGTGGCGTAACAAAGAACATCGTCAACGACCACATACGCCGTATACAAGACCGCATTGACAACATCACTCATAATGCTTGGAGACCTTACCTCGTCTCAGCGGAATACATTAACTTCGATACATACAAGCCTTACCGTCGACGATACTATACAGATTATGTCGGGACAGCACCTTTGCTTTTCCGTAATGTTCAGCAAATACTGAGAATCGAACTATGGCAAGGTGACGACTACCGAGAGATTGGTGGAGCAGAGGCGAGAATCGAGTTCGACAATGTGGCCTCGCTTACAGGTAAGAAAATATACATGTCTACCGGACACGGTAAGGTTGCTACGCTTACGGCTGGCACAGGGACAGGAGAATGGCGTGGAGAGATTGATGCTAATTCAACTGCTCAAAACTTGGCTGACCTCATCAACAAAGAGGATAGAGTCAGCAAAGTGGCTGTAGAGTTCTCTCCTGCGTTTACGCTTGAAGGCTCGACATCGAATGTCGCAGTCCATAACGAGTTCCTTGCATCAGCCAACTCCGACTACGGAACCGGTGTTGTCAAGGTGACCTCGATGCGCTCTGTCAAAGCAGGCGAAGAGTGCTCCATTGTTACTGACAGTAGTGACATTACTATCGACCAAACCTCAATACACACTGCTACGGTTTCCGGAGCAAGTGGAACTTTTACAGGGGGTAGTCCAAGCGGAGTCATTACTGTAAACAGCACGACTGGGTTTAACAAAGCAGGTGTGATTACAGACGGAACGAATGTAGTACGCTATAGTGGCTTATCAGCAACTCAGTTCACTGGTTGCTTCACAGTTACTGGCACTGCTCCTTCAAGTGGGACAATCACCCAGCACTCACTCGTTGTAGACCTTCAAGGCGGTTCAAGTAGTGGAGACAGTGCACGACTGCGTGACTGGTGGCTCGACTCCGAGATGGGAATCATTTACTTCAACAATTCATACCCGTTCTTTGAATGGAATGCCATTAAGTGCTCATACATTTATGGTGAGCGTTACCTTGAGAAGGCAATTGAAGAAGCCGCTACTAAACTTGTAGCGAGCGAACTACTGATGGCTGACGACCGCTCAGTGCTAATCCCCGAAGGTGGACAAAACATTGACCTCGGCTCAAAGGCACAGTTATGGCGTAGAGAGGCTATGGAGATTCTCGCTCGCTACAAGGAAGTGGTGGTCTTCGCATGACGGCTGATTGGAAAGAACCTCTTGAAACAGTCATTGATATTCTCAAGGCTGACTTTGATGCGGGGACTGCTGTAGGTTGGAATAGGGCGAATACAGACAATATTAAGCCTGTTATCATAGATATTGCCTCCGAAGGTCCGGAAAGAGGAAAGAGACTTGACTTACAACGCCATGACTATATCCTCTGTTATGAGACTGCTCTCAACGAAGAAGTCCCCGAATTACTTTACAACTTTGTAACGACGAGAGCCAATATCACCGTTGACATGCGCACCTC